GGAGAAGCGCAGCCTCTACTTCATCCCTATCAACCATATCAATCTCTTCCACTCGTTGCATATCAGGGGCTTGTACGCCCGATGTTGCAGATTTTCGAGAAGAAAATATAGTTCGCTCTGGCTGATCTTGACTTTTTGCTGTGACTACCGTTTCCTCCATTACTATTGGATCGTCTTGAGAACGTCCTGCCGATTCACGTTTCTTGGACTCAGGATTATCTACTACATGGTGAGCAACGCTATAATAACGGTCTTTATCAAAAAGAATAGCATCAATACGACCATCATCTCTTTCCGTAAGTATCCATTCTTTATTTGCACCTGGATCGCCTAATCCTACGTCCCTATAGTTCATTGCCATACACCCTTTTTCTAATAGCCCCTAGGTGTCAACTTCTCTGGATTGGTAGGATCAGCAACCCAGTGCTGACCAAATAAATATACCGATCCATTCTGTTGGAGTTCTTGCTGCTGTCCACCATTAAGCCAATTAATATCATAATCATCTAATCCTGTACTCATGCTACGGCCTAATTGCGGTGGCTCAACTTGTTGCTCTCTAGTCCTTGATGTAGGTGGTCCTCCCACATTCTTTGGGGGTGGTCCACTAGCCTGTTGCTGAGTAGTAGCCGGTGGTCTTTTTGGCGTTTGTCCATAGGTCAACGATGGTGATCGTGAAGGTCTTTTTCGGAACTCATTGACACCTGTTCTGGTCTTCCATTCTTGCCTAGAATCAGCCATAATATTGTTCCTACCTCTTTATAATTTATCGTTGTGCGCCTTTAAGATCGAAGTATATACCGCTACGAGTGGGTATCGTTACTCCGTAATCTCTACGGTAGGTCTGAAGGTCAAAGGCAGCATCAATCTCTTCCCTATTCTCACGCCGCATAAGATGACCTATACACGACTGATACCGTTGCTCCCACATCTGCGCTCTACCTCTGTCTTCATTGAACATGGCAGCTCTTACCTTGCACCGAGCTTGCACTGCTTGATAGGCGATCCCAGGGGCATTGCCGCCAAAGATATCAGTATCAAAAACACTGGCATCATTAAATGATTCTTTATACCAGATATCAACCAAATACGCTTTCGTTGGAAACGGCCAAAGTAAAAGGCGCGGGTCTTCATTCACTGCATTACTTACTATCGTAGCGAGGTAAGGACGACCACTGGTGTTGCGGTGAAGATCACCACCCGACTCTGACATGATGCGGGTCATATTTACCATACTAATCGAATTATCACTCATTTGCCCCGACAGACCCTGCGCCCATGTAGCCGACTGACCATAGGTGATATGCTTGATCTCATCCATCACCCTTGTCGTATTGGTACTGGTCACGGTGGAGGTGACGCTACTCGTGCCGCCTGTAACTGTTTCACCCACAGTAAAAGCGGCACTTGCTCCACTTAAATATACAATAGATTGGCTTGTGTCATGTAGCACTATTGTTGCCGTAGAGCTACTTGAACCACCCGTAATGGTCTCACCCGTGGTATACGTGCCGGATGCTGACGATGCGACCAATGTTACGGTCCCTAAGATGGGTAAGGGGTAGGTGTCTTGGAAGATGCGATATCCGCTACCTGTGGTGGTCGTGCCTACGTAGTTACGCGACCCTGCTCCCGCCGACACCCCCAATGTCAACGTATCGGGTGATCCACTGGTGACTACCTTGGCAATGGGATACGACTCACTGTCCTGAGTGCGCCTGATCCACATGTTGGTAGTCACTGAGCCGAAGTTGTTGGCACTCGCGTCATCAGCATCGACACTATTGACGGTAGATGATCCATTCGTCATGGCTACTTGTCCTGTAGTAATATCAGCAGCCGTGACAAAGTTACTATGCTTCAACGCCCATCGAAACTCACCATACGTCATTATCTCTTCAACGCACTCATTGACCTCTTCTATGAGCATAGACTGAAGTATATTGGTGCTTGTGAACGAGGTTATCGCCGGATCACCAATCTCTTTTAAAGCTGAATTAACACAGTAGCCCAAACTTCTTGAAGCCATCTAATCACACCTTGCCTGTACGACGATCATCACCTCATCACCAGATGCCGCCGAAGTAGTAAGCAACTCTAGGTCTTTGGTAGCAGCGGTTCCTTCAGTACTGGGGTTAAAGACCAATCCTCCATCGGGACTATCGCGGAAATCCCAATGAATATTGCCCACTGTACCCACCGGATGGCGCAATAGCGACACATCATCTTCATCGTCATTGTCAAAATGAAGTTCAGCGGAAATACCAGCAGTAGATTCGATCCAAATCTGAAGAATCTTCAAATTGGTCGTATAGTGCATTGTTGACAGATCAATTATCGCTGTCGCAGTGTGGTTGTCTGTATTAGCCCATACCGCATGAAATGTAGTAAGTATGCCGTGTCCAACATTGCGGGTATAGGTCGTAGCGGTAGGAGCAGCCATGTTCTACCTTTCGCCTTGGTAAGTCACCGATCAGCAACTTAGGGTAATAAGTGAACAACGAGCCGTAAGGCTGTTGTATAGTTCAGTAGCGATTGAGTCTAAGATGACCTCATAAATTATTTCTTGCTACTTTCGGTCGAGCTATTTCTTAGCTTTTGCTTTGATCTTTACTTTGGGCTTTACGTTAGGTGCTTTAGCCTGATTCTTTTTGTTATACGCATGTTGTGCGCGACGATAGGCCGATCTAAACTCATTTACATCACAGTCTATGCCCGCATTTTGGACGGCAACCCACGCATCAGGCCGCTCTAGACCTGATGCGAGAGTCTCATCTATTACCTTTTTCAACTCAGCCATGACTAGCTAGCTACTGTGCCTGGGAAGAGTCGTGCCGACTGATCAACAGCATCGGCCTCATAATTCTCTGCGGCCATGCAAGAGCCGGGGTCCAGCATACTGCCCAAGGTTCCTTCGCCCATGATATTGCGCGTAATCATACCCAGTGCTGCCGCCGAAAAAATGATAGCAGGACCGAAGGTTGATATATTGTTATCAATCAAACAGTCCGTATGGGCTACGCCGCTATTGATTGCGCCCACATCCCATCCATTCGTATCATTGCCACCGTGGAAGATGCAATTACGTACCGCCAAACCATCTACTCCTGCCGCTTCAATTTCAATCGCTGCATCAGGACCATTGGCGGTAATCTGGAATCGGCAGTTGTCTACCAGCAAGTTATCCCCTGCTGCGGCTACAGTGATTGTCTCCAAATCATTTGCACCGCACTGAAAAGTGCAACCACGGATCGTGAGTCCGGCCGCCCCTACATCAATACGCGAGGTATTAGCCGCACCGGAAGCATTGAATTGCAGATCCTCAATTACGATATTAGCCGCCTGATGGGATAGGATATCACCCGTCGATCCCAAGGTGCCCGTAATTGCTGAAGCATTGATATTGCCCTGACTCTTAAAGCCAGAAAGGGTCATATCCGTCTTATCCAGCGCAGTCGACGAAGTAATCGTTATGGTCCCAGGTAGTATGACCACCGTATCACCACGACCAGCAACGCACTGAGTCACGCCCTGCGAGATCGTAGAGAGAGGCTGTTCAGGGGTAGTTCCTGAATTTGAATCAGAAGCACCTTTGCCTTTATAAGCTACTGTGCCGCCACCCACGAAAAATACAGCACCCCCTGGTTTTTCAACATTAATCCATCGTCCATTCACAAAATTAAGATTAGCCATTGCCTTGCTTTCTAAGTTAGATAAGTGGGGGTTTCGCCGTAGCTAATCCCCCCTCTCACTATGATTCTCCTGTGGACAACTTGTTCACGCCACAGGCGAGATTTTTACCTATACGCCAGGACTACCAAAGATACCACGAGGATCACTCCAACCACTGGACTGAGCAAACAGGCCCGTGATCTTATAATCCTTGGTATCGAAATCATACTCATAATCCGTCCAGAACTCTTCACGATCATACAGCAAGAGTTCATGGTCCGCTTTATCAGCAAGAATAAACCATCCATCCGTATCCGTCAGGTAGTTCCACACCTGTGAGTCGAGCAACCCGTTGACCGCATTGATGGCATTGGTATTGTCCTCAGACTGTAGCGTCGAGCGCAGCAGTCGATCCGCTTCAAAGCGCAACTCCTTGGGCACCAGCAGACACCGAGGCTCAATAGCCACACGCTTGCCGCCACCATCACGGAAGTCACTAAAGTCGATCAACGCTTGCTCCAGCGAGGTCTGCGACAGATCAGCCGCAGAAGACAACTCATTAG